AATCTGGCACGTTTATATCAGATGCAAAGAGGGGATTTGCCAACGACTGGAGAAATCAGTTTTGTAGTTGAAGCAGGTGCACTAGTTTCAAGTTCAAGTTCTTATCGACCGGAAACCAGATTTGTCTATAAATTCGACTATAACTCTAGTCCTGCAAAACGAGAGTATATCGTTCCAGCTGCATCAGAATTACCTGCTATTGATACTGGTGAGTTCCCACCTGATCTCGTGGTAAATTTGACTATTAAAGGTGCTGTTGTTGGACGTGGTGGAGATGGCGGGTTGCCACATTTGGCATTTGGTGCATGGTCTACCGATCCGGATTATAACTTTACTAAAACCCCGCCGTGACGGTTTTCAGGGAGCACCCGGTTTATTAAACCGGCACAGTAAACTAAACCTGATTATTGATGGTGGAACTCTGGCTCGAGGCGGCTCAGGTGGTGGAGCAACACCAAGCGGTATTTATACAGGATTATCGTATGGAGTTCAGGGTATTCCCGGTGGAGCTGGAGCACCTTTTGGTCGGGTTATGACCGGACAACCTATTACTAACGATTCACAAGACTGGCGTTGGTACTTAAATGGTGACTTTATGGTTGTCAAAGTAACCGATGCCGAAGCTTCGGTACCCGGTAAAGGTTACCGAACCCAAAATGATCGATATGGATCTCCATTGTCTGGTGATGGTGGAGGTTGGGGCCAGCGCGGTACCAAGTCCACCAATGATGGAACATGGAACTGGCAATACCATGGCACAACTGAAGGCCAGCCGGGGCCGGGTGGACCTGCAATTGTTGGGGTGGCACCACTTACAACTCAATTGATCAATGGAGGGAAAATTCTACAAACACTTTAAATCTTAAAAGAACTTTGAGCACCCAATTCGGGTGCTTTTTTATTGCCTAAATTTTCTGGAGATATAAATGGAACCAGTTTCAACAAGCGGTTTAACAGCAATTTTAAAATTTTATGGTGCAGCAATTATGGTGACGTTAGCGGTTGCTTTAGTTGCAGCAGTTGTATTGATGACACGTATGCCACGATCACCTCAAGAATGGGCTGTAGGACTTATTTGTACGGTTGTATCAAGTTTGGCTGGCGGCTCATTCATTATTGTGAAGTGGTGGCTTCATGAATGGGTTACTGATGTATGGGGAATGATTGCACTTGGTGGGTTCTTCTTTGTTTGTGGTTTACCTGGTTGGGCTTTAGTCCGTTGGATCTTTAATTTCATAGATAAACAGGAAGGTAAGACGATTATTGAAGTACTTAAAGAAGTTAAGAAAGCTAAAAGAGATATCGAAAACAGTTAATGCCGCCTTCGGGCGGTTTTTTATTATCTAAAGGAAAGTGAAATGAACATTGAACAATATCTTGATGAATTAATTAAGCGTGAAGGCGGGTATGTAAATAACCCAGCTGATCGGGGCGGTGCTACCAAATACGGTATTACTCAAGCTGTAGCACGTACAAATGGTTTTAAGGGCAATATGAAAGATTTGCCTCTTGAAGTGGCCAAAGCAATTTATCGCAAAAACTATTGGACAGCTCCGCGATTTGACCAAGTAAATACAATCAGCTCAGCAGTGGCCGAAGAGCTTCTAGACACTGGTGTGAATTGCGGTACCGGCTTTGCAAAACCTCTTTTACAACGAGCTTTGAATCTCCTAAATAACAATGGTAAAGCAGGGTGGCCAGATTTATCAGTAGATGGGATATATGGTCCGGCAACTCTTAATGCACTCAAAACTTATTTGGTCAAACGCGGGAAAGAAGGAGAAAAAGTTTTAGTTCGAGTTCTGAATATTATGCAAGGTCAGCGTTACATTGAAATCTGTGAGCGCAATCCAAGCCAAGAACAATTTTTCTATGGCTGGATTGCTAATCGAGTATCAATGTGAAGTACCTAATTTTACTGTGCATTCTACTCAAGACTGCACAGTTACTTCGACGTATAGTGAGGTAGTTGTAAAAGTTTATAGGTAAGTTATAGGATTGATTGGTAATAATCTTTAAATTTTAGGGGGGGGATTGTTCAGATGTAGTGTATTCTGTAAAATAAAACTTAATTATATTTTGCTTTCAATACAATGAACGATCAAGTTTTCCAATTACAAATTGTTATAAATGGAGGTTTAACCCCCATTCAATCTAAGCCAGAAACACTTGATAAATTAGTAAAAGAATTTGCTATAAATCATTTGTTGTTTCCAAAAGAAATAACTGAACAATTAATTGAGATTAATTCTCAGGATGGTTCTCAAACAAAAAAGATAACTAAATTTATTGATTTGGTTAGTAGCAATCAAAAATGTACCTACCAAATTAGAAATGATTCACTTGTATTTTTAAATTCCTTTGAGAAAATAGAGGAATTAGAAAGTATATTTGAAAAGTTTTTTAAATCGTTTTCGGATCTGACCCCATATATAAACTATAAACAATCAAAAAGATTGGGGCTAGTTCTTATTAGGGAGGATTATAATGAGGTTACATTACGCGAGTATTGTACTTCAGAAGAATTAGATCGAAATGTTATTGAGAATAGATCGAGAAAAGTTACTCGTTTTGCTATGGCGGAACTAAATGAAATGGTAAATTTATCTGTTTCAAAAGATTATGTAACTCATGAATCAGGAGTTTCTCGAAATACTCTAGCAAGTGTTTATGATGTTAATACGTTATCTACTAAGGATGTTTTTAGATTTACAAGTAAGGATGTAGTAAAGTTTATAAATGCTTCAAAGAAATTTATTTTAGAATCAATGTAAGATTTTTTATATGAACTATTCAAATAATTTATCTAATAATACTATGTATGAAAGTGGTAATCATAAAAAGATAATCACTAAGTACGAGATTGAAACAATAAAAACGGTTTGGCAAACCGATAAGATACAGTCTTTTTTAAAAGATTACTTAAATACAGACGTAGTTAGTATTACTGACCCCACTGTTATAGAACAAAAGATAGGGGAAGAGAGCTTAAAGCAAATTAAAAGAGAATTTGATATTTTTAAGAATAAATTTGATAATTTTCTGAGATATGAAGATGTGCCAGTCGATTATGTTTCACCTATTGAAAATGAATTAATCAACTTTTATAAACATAGTAAAGTTGAAGTTCAAGAACAAATTAGCCAATGGATTATTGATTCTTTTGATAACACAAAGGTTCTTCTTAATATTTTAAAAATTTTAGGTAATATTGCTCCTGATTTTATTGATCATCAATTTTTAACTAATTTTCTTATCGTTCTTAATCATAAAGATACTGAAATCAAAGAATATGCATTAAGAATTCAAGAGAAATTAATGCTTCCATCATATAATAATGTACTGAAGCACTCTAAGTTAACTCCAAAATGGATTGATGACTATAGAAAAGAATTGGTTGAATTGTATGAAGAAGATAATAAAGGTAGTTAATTTAATATGACTATTTTTGTAAGAAAGATAAGTAAAGCAAAATGGCCTTCTGAAGAGGAAATTGCAGAAAAAGCACTGGATTCAGAAATTATACCTTTTGTCAGAGCCGATGCCTTAACTACTTGTTTAAAAACTTCTCAAAATACTTTATCTGTTTGGGCAGTTGAAAATTGTACTGATGCTGAAATAGAGAAAGCTATTCTTGCTTTGATTACCAATACGAAATTAGAAAGACTTAATCGAATTCAAATTGTTTATTTTTCAAAAGAAGATGTAGATAGTTTAGGGTTGCCGATTGCAGTAACGGAAGGAGATACAATTATTGAATCTTTGTCTAAATTACATAATGATTTAGTTGATTTAAATTATGAAAAATTGGGAAAAGTATCTCAATTGATTATTTCTTCCTTACGATCTGAAAGTGTCAGAACTTATAATGAAAGAAAATTAAAAGATATGCTTTTAAAGGCTATTAATGAAGGTATAGTTGACCAAAAATTATTACATCCTTCACTACAATCTAAATTAGGTTTGCCAGTTTTAGATCAAAATGGTAATGCACTTATTAAACAGGAAAACGGCGAATTTGTAAAAGTTTAATTTTTTATTTTATAGTTAATAATTCATCCCACTTAAAAGGATTCCTGCTAAGTTTATCTCTACTCATCGACCAGTTCCGACCAGGAACAAAACATGGTCCGACACCTAATTTTTTCTTTCCAAACTTACTATGGATACCATCCATAGCCTGCATTAAACATTCCTTTTTCTCTATTTGTTTAAAGTCAGTTAATAGGTCATAATGATATACGCTGAATTATCAGGAGACTTTCCCTTGGGAGATTCTAGGCAGCCAACTTATAAAAGTCTTCGGCCATTTGATTTGGTGTCTTAAAACCCAAACCCTTTTGAATTCTTCGATGATTATAAAATAATTCAATGTATTTTATAATATCTGCTTTGGCTTCTTCTCTGGTTTGATAGTTGTAATGATGCACTAACTCATTTTTCAGTATTCCCCAAAAGCTTTCAATCGGTGCATTATCGTAACAGTCTCCGCGCTTGCTCATTGAACCTTGAAAACCATATTGCTCAAGTATATTTCGATATTCATGGCTGCAATATTGACTTCCTCTGTCTGAATGCACAATCAGTTCTTTGGTTGGTTTTTGATTGTGAATAGCCATATTTAGCGCATTACAAACAAGCTGTGTTGTCATGCGCTCATTTAAGCTATAGCCAACCACTTGCTTCGTGTAAAGGTCTTTTACCGCTGCTAAGTACAGCCATCCTTCAACAGTCCATATGTACGTAATATCACTTGACCATGCTTGATTTGGTCTAGTCATTGAGAATTGTTGCTCCAGCAGGTTTTCATAGATCGCTCGATTATGGTCACTATTCGTAGTCCTTTTAAAACGCTTGTGTCGCTTACAATACAGGTGGTTCAGCGCTTTTATCTGACGTACAGCGTACATACTCATTTTTATGCCCTGAGCTTGTAAGTATTTGGTTAATCGAATATAACCATAGCTCTGCTTTGTCTCCTCATGGGCTATTTTCACCAATATCGTCTGTTGATTTCGTTGAATCGTTCTTTTGCTCACGCCTCTCTTGAGCCAATCATAAAAACATGAAACTGAAACATGAAGTAATCGAGCCATTAAGGTAATTGGAAAAGAATATCTTTTTTGTTTCATATAGGCGTACCTTACTGACTTTCTTTGGCAAAGTACGCTGCTGCCTTTTTTAAAAATTCACGTTCCATTTCAGCTATTTTGAGCTGTTGTTTGAGTTTTTTATTTTCTTCGAGTAGAGCGTTTAGATCAGGTGAATATCATTTCTTCTGCTGTAGCTGAAGAGCTTCTAGACACTGGTGTGAATTGCGGTACCGGATTTGCAAAACCTCTTTTACAACGAGCTTTGAACTTGCTTAATAACCAAGGTAAAGCTGGATATGCAGATTTAGAGGTTGATGGTGTTTATGGCTCAGCAACGCTAGGTGCCCTTAAAACATACTTGTCAAAACGTGGGAAAGAAGGTGAGAAGGTTCTGGTGCGAGTGCTCAATATTATGCAAGGGCAACGCTACATTGAAATCTGTGAGCGTAATCCAAAGCAGGAACAGTTTTTCTATGGCTGGATTGCTAACCGGATCGGCTAGCATGAAAATCTTTCACAGTAAGCGAACTAAGTTTGCTTCGATTATTACTGTGCTGTGTATTCTATTATCGGGCTGCACAGCCCATACGATCAAAAATAATATTAGAGTCAGCATTTGCGTACAGTGTGTTGTTAATTGACATTTTGTACCAACTACCTAAGGTTGGCCAAAGCAGCTGCAGTATTTGGCCAACTTCTCGATATTAATTTAAGTTATTGAAAAATAGTAACTAGAGAAAAAATAACATTTATGTTTGATTGGCATTTTGTATCAAAAAATAGAAGAGTAATTAAAATAGCCTTTTTCTTCTGAGAATAATTTTGCGCAAAAATATCAATATTAAGCAAATATGAGCATAAATTTGCGCAATACACTTAACTTACTTGAACGATGGATTGATGTATCATTATTAAAATTACTTTGAATTATTGTTATGTCTTCACAGTTAATCAAAATTCATTATCATGCATATTCTCGCGTTGCAGATCTATTAGCAGATCTAGATAAGAAAGGAGAGGTCACTAAAATTTATGACCTCAATGGCAACGAATTAAAAATTAATTTCTTGCGTGACGAAGTTTATTATAAAAAAGTCTGGTGGCATTTTCAGAAGAAGCAAGGCGGTTAAACCGCCCAGCTATCCACAATATTAGCCCAGTCCTGTAGCATTTTTCGCCTGCTTTCTAAATATTTGGCATGGTTATATGTGGCCCTAGTTTTATTACCATCTGCATGCGCTAATTGTTTTTCAATCCATTTGTCATCGTAATCCTTTTCATTTAACAAGGTTGATGCAGTGGCACGAAAGTCATGAGCAGTGACATCAGACAAGCCAATGTAATCGAGCATTTTATTCATTGTAGTAGCGGAGAGCATCCCATCTTGATAGATGGCTGGAAAAACATATTCACGATTACCTACAATGTTGCGCTGTTCTTGAAGAATATTAAAAACTTGGTCAGACATAGGAACGATATGAATACGTTTCTTTTTCATCATCTCTTTTGGGAATGTAATTGTTCTAGCTTCAAAATCAACATATTCCCATTTCATGCGGCGGATCTCGATAGTCCTGAGCATAGAGTAGAGCATTACAAGGCCAGCATTTTTAACTGTAGTAGATCCACCATAGCTATTTAATTTATTTCTAAGTTGCACAGCCTCATATTTTTCCATGGGTCTGGCATGTTCTATTTCGGGACGTTCTACAACGTTTTTAACGGCATAGGTTGGATCATAGTCGGCTCTAAGTGTGGCGATTGCATAACGCATTACGCCGCCAATAAAAGTACGATTTTGAATTGCTGACACTTCGCCAGTACCATGGTTTTTTTGACGCTTAACTCGTGCAATCGTCTTTTTCATGATAGTCAAAACGTCTGCTGAGGTGACTTCTTTAATATCCTTATCACCAATAACTTTTAAAATATCTTTATCTAAGGCGCGTTGAAAAGCTTCTTGATACCTTTCTGAACGATTATTTAATTTTTCTGCTTTATATTCTGCAGCAACATGTTTAAAGAGAACCCTATTGTCATACTCATCAGATTTAGCCTTTTTTTGGTTTTCTTTTTCTTCAACTGGATTTATACCGCTTGCAACTAAAGATTTAGCTTCATCTCTTTTAGTACGGGCTTCAGCTAATCCCACAATAGGGTATTCACCTAAGCTCATCATTTGTGTTTTTTTGAGCCATTGAAAACGATAGCGCCAATACTTCTTGCCATTAGGTTTTATTTCAACACACAAACCATCGGAATCACCAAGCCTATAAAGCTTTTCTTTCGGTTTTGCACTTCTAATTTTTGAGTCACTTAACAT